GACAGCAAAGTACAAAGGCCAGACACGTTTGTGCTTAATGCTGCTGGAGCGACTGAATAAGCGCATGGAGTTCCCAGAGCTACGCAAGAATGCTAAGGAAGCGGCGAAGCTATGGAAGCCAGACAAGATACTGATTGAGAAGAAAGCATCAGGTCACTCTCTGGCGCAAGAGTTGCGACGTGCAGACTTGCCCGTTGCACGAATTAAGGTGAATGACTCAAAGTTTGTACGTGCCCATGCAGCCTCGTTAGTGCTGGAAAGAGGCTGTATATTCTATGTAAACCGTAACTGGGCAAAAGAAGTGATACAGCAATGCAGTAATTTCCCTGCTGATGATCACGATGACATGGTAGATACTTGCACCATGGCAATGCTATGGCTGAGGAAGCGCTGGTCAGCTGACTTCCTTGATGATGATGATGACAACGATGATCTTATGCGCCACGTGGACAAGCCTGTTCGCATGTATGGTGGTGGGATAAGAGGGGCGAGATAATGGCTAGACGAGCAGATGATATGGACATTGGTAGATCACCAGAGATGCCGGGTGAAGATGATCCGGGTACTCAAGCGATGGTTGATGGTGCAATGGTCTCTCGGCGCGGCGACAGAGCCACAGTAGATTTTGCTCCGGGTGCGCAGCGTGTGTCACAAGATGACAGCGAGGATCACTCAGGCAACATCATGTTTGATCTCAGCGAGCAAGAGCAGCAGAAGCTGGCTGGAGACATCATTGAGTGGGTCGAAGTTGACATCGAGTCGCGTAAGGATTGGGAAGTACGCATGGAGCAGGCAATGGAGTTGCTTGGTCTGAATAACGTACCGCTTGAAGAGTTACCGTTTGATGGTGCCAGTGCCGTTACCTATCCATTGATTGGTGAGGCAGTTGTGCAGTTTCAGTCACGTGCCATTGAAGAGGTCTTTCCAAGTGAAGGACCAGTTAAGGTAAAGATGGTTGGCGAGGTAACTCGTGAGAAGGAAGATCAGGCAGAGCGTGTGAAGAATCACATGAACTACCAGATACTGGATCAGGATCGCAGCTATTTCTGGCAGGTTGATCAGATGTTGTTCATGCTGCCGTTAGCTGGCTCAGCATTTAAGAAGACATACTACGATCCCGTATCAGAGATGGTTGTATCACGCTTCATTCAATCACCAGACTTCATTGTTCCGTATATCGCTACCGACTTGGCATCGTCGCCACGTTATACGCATCGCATGTTCAAGAATGAATCTCAGATGCAGCGACTGTTTGAGTCAGGCTTCTGGGAAGAGATTGAGCTTCCAGACGTAATGCCTTACGCCAATGAGGATAACCAAGAGCATCAGCACAGGGACAGTGCTGACTCAAGGTCACCTGATGTGCATTCAGGGGATAACGTCTACACGATCTACGAGTGTCATTGTGATCTGTCGCTTGAAGCCGACGAACAGCGCTATGGTCGATCCTCACCATTGCCATATATCGTTACGGTTGAGCTTGAGAGTCGCCAGATACTGTCTATTCGCAGGAACTGGAAAGAAGACGATCAGCGCATGGAGAAGCGACTGTGGTTTACGCATTACAAGTATTTACCGGGTATGGGCTTCTATGGCTTTGGTTTGCTGCATCTCATTGGCTCTGTCGCTGAGGCTACCAGTGGAACGATACGCGCACTGCTGGATTCAGCATCGTTTGCCAATATGCAGGGCGGTTACGTGTCGAATGACGCGAAGATGCAACCGGGTGATGAACATATCGCGCCGGGTGTGTACAAAGAAGTCAATATGTCAGCTGAAGAGCTGAACCGTGCTTTCTACACACCACCATTCAAAGACCCAAGTCCAGCGCTGGCTAAGCTGTTTGAGGTGTTATTGGATGCAGGTAAGTCATTTTCATCATCAACTGAGGTGATGACTGGTGACGCGAACAATAATGGTCCGGTAGGGACAACGATTGCTCTGATCGAGCAGGGCAGCAAACCTTTCAGCGCTATTCATCGGCGCTTACACATGGCTGCCGCAGAAGAGTTCAAACTCCGCGCTGAACTCAACTATGAGTTCCTACCGGACCATTACCCGTACAAGGTAGAAGACGCTGACTCTGTTGTGATGCGTCAGGACTATGATGGTCGCGTTGACATCATCCCCATCAGTGATCCGAACATCTTCTCAAGCACCCAGAGGATCGCACAGGGACAAGCGCTGGTTGAGTTGAGTGACAGTCACCCGCAGCTGTACAACGCTATGGAGTGCCACGAGCGCTTCCTGAAGGCAATGCGTATCCCTGATTACGAGAACGTACTTCAGAAAGAAGAGCAGGTACGTGAAGACCCTGTGATGGAAAACATGAAGATCATGCAGGGACAGAGTGCCAATGCGTTTATTGATCAGGATCATGAAGCGCACATACAGGTTCACATGAACTTCATCAATGGACTAAATGAAGAGGCGCTGGAGCAGGTTGGGCCTATAATGCAGGCACACATGGCTCAGCACTTCTCATTCAAGTATTTTGTAGAGATGAATCGTCAGCTTGGTGGGCAGCTACCACCACCGGGATCATTCGGCCCTGATAAGCCATTGGACCCGCAGATGGAGCAGCAGATCGCACAGATGGCAGCACAAGTGCCACAGATACAGATCATGCCACCTGATGAAGAGGGTGAAGAGGATGACTTCGAGCGAGAGCAAGCTCGACTGGATGCCGCACACGAGCGTGAACAGATGCGCAAAGATGAGGCCGCATTTTCAGAGATTAACCGTCGTGAAATGGAAGCGATGAGTAAAGAAAAACGTGAGTCCTTCATGGCAGCACAGAAGGCAGCACGTGAAGCAAGAGCCAATGAAGCTAAGATCGAAAGAGAGAATAAACTAGCAGCAGCGAAAGCGAAGACAACGAAAAAGGCACAGTAGTGGAGAAAGTCAAACCTAAAGACGTTCGTGCCGCACGTGAGTTCCTACGGAAACGTGGAGTTCGTGGTGTTTCCCCTCGACAATTTGCCCGTTCCGCACAAGAGACTGGCAGCAACTATCAAACACTGCTCGATAATCTGGCAGGTGTAGCAAGGAGAAAGTTAGATGCAAGTAACACTTAGACAGTTCGTAAAAGAGTTTCGCAACCTGTGCAATCAAAATGCAGGTCAAAAGTCTATACAGCTTGGCAAAGGTCAGGTTGCAGACATGGGAGAGTACAAAAGAGTTGTTGGCTGGATTGCTGGTATGGAGGCTGCTGGTGAACTGGCAGACAACATGCTTAGGCAGCTTGAAGAAGCTGCTGAAAGTGACAGCGATCTGCCGACAATGCAGATGGATACACCGGAATGACGGAAATAGCATTCCAAAAGCCAGATGCTGAGATCAATACAGAGCTACCAGTCAAGCCTATTGGCTGGCGAGTTCTTGTTAGACCATACAAACCAAAGACCACTTCGGCAGGTGGCATTGAGTTACCGGAAGAGGCGCTGGAGTCTGAGCAACTGCTGACCTATGTGGGTCAGATAGTCGCTATGGGCGACCAGTGTTTTACTGCGGTTACTCGTTCAGGCATAGACATGGGCAAGATTGATGATAAGCCCAAGGTCGGTGACTGGATCATGTATGGCACCTATGGTGGGCAGAACATCGTCACCAAGACAGGAACCAAGTATCTGATGATGAACGATGACGGCATTATGGGCATCGTGAAAGACCCGGCTAGTTTCCGGGCATATCTGTAACAGGGGTGTATCATGGGACAGGAAAATGAAATAGTTTTTGAAGACCTTCATGGGGTCAATGAGGACGAAGCGGTAACGGTAGATTTGGACGCTGCTACGAAAGACGACGGCATTACACGCGCTCCCGCTGATCAAGCGGCAGACGATGGTGACGTAAATGACGACGATTACCAATTTGACGGACTGCGCTCCGCACCAAAAGACGATGAGTCTGCTGAGCCGCAAGAAGATGAAGAGGTAGCCGCAAGTAGTGACAGTGAGGATGATGACTACTCGAAGAAAGTCAAAGCTAGGATTGATCGCGAGCGACGTGCAAAGCGTAAGGCACAGGATGAGGCAAGCTACTGGAGAGAGCAGGCCGAGACTCTTGCGAAAGATACATCAAGCCAAGCTAAGGAGTCTTTGAAGCGAGACATCGAACAGGTTGACTCAGCGATTGAACAGACGCTTAAAAGCCTTGATAGCGCTATTGAGGAAGGCAAGACGAGCGATCAGGTGCGGCTCACTAATGAGCTAACAGACCTGAAAGCGAAGAAGTTCGGCGCTGAGGCCAACCTTAACGACTTACCAGAGGGTGGCAATCTCCAGCCATTCGATGGTAAAGTCTCATCAACGACATCTAAAAGTTTATCAGAAGCTGATAAATGGATGGATGGCAGGTCAGATTGGTACAAAGCTGCGGGGTTTGAACGTCAGACTCGCGCCGCTAACCGAATTGACAAAGAGGTATTTAATGCAGGCTATGACCCGAATACGCCAGAGTACTTTGAAGAACTCGATAAGCGTCTTCAGGCAACATTTCCTGAATTGTATGACGAAGCTGATACGCTCGCAGATGACGAAGCACCAAAGCGCAAAGCAACGCGCAGTCCGGTTACTCCGGTTGGT